CCCCAACGATGTCCGTTAATAAAAACCAAGCAACCTTTGTTCCCCAAATAGATTCCTGCTCTGGGGAGTCTTATGCAAAATTAGCTCTTTATGATACTGTTACTGTGAATGGTGTAAAGTTTGCTGATGTGGCAAATGAATTCATGCATCTAGCTGTTTCGTTTGATGTATCTTCAGATAAGTGTAGAGTTTACTTAGACTCAAATCTTATGACAACTTCAAGCTTGTCAAAAGTGTTTGGTACAGCAAAGTCTCAAATACCTAGACTCCCTACGTTTACCCAACCCGAAACCTCAGAAGTTAGCAGTTTCTATTACGCTGATACTACAGTTAGACAGAAACAAGGCGTGAGCTTTTTCGATAACGGCCCTAGAAATAACTCTTTCTTTACTCCTTGGCTATTAGGTGGAGGATGGACAGACGGTATACCTGTGGCTGCTGACACAAGCGCAGGAGGATTCATGGGGACAGGTCATGGCTACAGCAGTGGGCTAAACGGCTATGTTGGAAGTGTTAAGTTTTATGCAAAACCTCTATCTAATTCTGAGGTAAAAACTAATTACAATGCCCAAAAGGGATTTTTTAAGAACATAGTAACATGACAACAACAATTTTTGGAAAGACCCCAGACCCTAAAATAAAAGCTGATATAATTAATACATCAGACTCTCCAGAAACCTTTGGAGTTAAGTTTCCTTTATTTGATAAAGATAATCCAAACAAGGGTATCTTTGCAACAACTAAAGGTTTTACTTTATTGAAAAGTGAGGTATCTCAATTCATTAGAACGGAGCGTGGTGAAAGAGTTATGCTTCCTAATTTTGGTTTATCACTTAAGAAGTTTTTATTTGAGCCAATAACTCAAGATTTAATTGATGCAATCACTGAAGAGATTTATTTTGGTTTTGCTGCCTACTTACCAAAGGTTACTGTGAGAGACGTTAGAATAGAAGAAGGTGACAATGTTCATGGTTTGGGTTTGCCAGGAATAAGAATACAAGTGTTGGTTTCACCTTCTAACTCAACACAAACAGGAACCGTGGAGATTACCCTATGAGCACTAGAACTTACGAAGAAGCAACAAAAATTCCTTTTACCACAGCAGAGTCTGATTTTCAAAAGTTGCTTGAAACAGGCGATGATTTTGCTAATAAAAAGGAATTAATTGATTACGCAGCGACTGATTTTGTAACCCTTAGAGATTCTTTGCTTTCTTATATGAAAGCTGTTTACCCTAACGACTATCAAAACTTCTCTGAGTCTGATTTTGGTGTTATGTTTACTGAGCTTGTAGCATATATGGGTTCTGTACTATCCTTTAAGGCAGATGCATTGGCAAATGAAAACTTTCTTTCAACAGCTAAAAATAGAAACAATGTCAGGAAGCTTTTGGGGTTAATTGGTATTAGATTAAAAGGCCCTACTTCTGCGGGAGCAAATGCTCAGTTAGTTTTAAATGACTCAACAAGCAGTAACCTCACGATTACAGCCACCAACCGAGTGTTTTCTTTGACATCACCTATGGATGGCGGTACTTTGCAGTTTACTTTATATAAAACTAGTGCTGGCAAAGTGGTTGACATGGGTTCAAATACAGCAAACTTATCCTTAGCTACTTCAGAGTCCACCGACCCTACTACGGCTCAAACATGGACGAACTTAGCTCTCCTTGAGGGCGCTTTAGTCCAAGAAACAGGAGTTTTTAACAGCACTCAAGTATTTAAAACAATTCAACTAACACAAGGCCCAGTAATAGAGAACAGTGTACAGGTTTTTGTTAATGACACTGGGGCTCTTGGAGGCTCTTACACTCAAGTAGATAATGTTCTTTCTGCTTCTGGACCTACAGATAAGCTTTTTGATGTTACTTATGATGATAACTTCAACGGTACTGTTCGATTTGGTGATGGTGTAGTTGGTTCTTCGCCCCCTAACTCTTCTGCTTACAGAGTTTTGTACAGAGTGGGTGGAGGAACAAGAGGAAATCTTCTTGGTTCTACCATTAATGCTCCAATTACAACCAGCGAAGGTGCAGCAACAGTTACAAATACTAGTGTTGCGACAGGAGGACTAGATGCTGAGACTATTGAAAACGCAAAAAGATACGGTCCCCTTGCTTTCAAGCAACAGGATCGTTTAGTAACCTTACAAGATTATCAATCATACGTTTCTAGATACTCTAGCCCTACAGGTGGGCAATCCATTGGAACCGCAGCAACCCGCAAAGCCTACTCTTCCGCTAACATGGTTGATTTATATGTTTTGCAAAAAGCAAACGACCTTCAATTACAGAAAGCAACTGTTGAATATAAAGTAAATCTTCTTGAGTCTATACAAACCAAAAAGATGCTAACCGATGAGGTTAATGTTGTTGATGGCTTAATTAGAACTTTAGATTTAGTAACCACAATCTTTTGTGATGAGTCTTTTAGAGACATGGAAGAAAAAATAAAAGTATCGGTTGCTACAATAATAAGAAATCATTTTTCTTATAGTAATTTTGGTTTTGGTAAATCATTTACTCCACAAGACTTAAACAGATTAATCTATGATATAACTGAGGTTAGGTACTCAACAGTAGATAACGTCAAAGACCCTGTGGTCGTAAACTTCAATGAAGTAATCCAGTTAAATAACTTAACAATTAATGTAACATTCATATAATGGCTAGGAATTTTTACAAAAGAAATTTTGTTGACGCAGTAAAAATCATTACTCCAAATCTATATTTGGATGATGATTACGATATTAGTGGAGTTCAAGTAAAGGATACTGATCTACTAATCAATAGTCACATTCTTTCTGCTAAAAATATACAGGAAACCCTGAAGCTTAGTTCTTCTGCATTAACAGGATCTAACCTTTATAGCTCAATAAACAACATTGATGGCTTCTCACAGTTTTTTGTAAAGCAAAATAAGTTAACGAATATAACCCCAGAGAAGTTTCAAAGAAAAATTCTTAGACCTATGGGTCAGAAGCTTTCAAGCTTTCAAAGCTCTTCTGATTTTGGTGACTATGTAAGCGGAACATTGTTACCTAAAATATACCTCAATAACACTAATATAAAAACTGACACTTCGTCTTACTTCGGTGGCACTCAATTAGAAACAACAGAATATGTAATTAGTAATCTAAACTGGTTGTATTTCTTAAATACGAGTGCTCCTGCGGGTGGGTCCTTTGCTCCCTCAACGCTTGTTGCATCCTCCATTGTAAATACTCTTTGGAATAATAAACCTTATAGACTTAATGATGCAATAAAAGACTATCAAACCTATCTGTGGGAGAACTTTGAAGGCTCTTCGGTTCCTTTTGAGTTAATTCCTGATAAGTTCAAGTCTGATACAGGGACATATACTAGTGGTACTCAAAACTTAAATAAGTTACACACACTTATTGATGTAATTTACTCACCTCTAGCCATAGATCAAGAAGATAAGAGGGTTGAAGAAGCTTTCCAAACGTATGTATCTGCAACAACTTTGCTGACCAGCACTGAAGAGGCTGGGCCTTTCCACAAATTCCTTAAAGGGGCATCTTTGGGCATGTACGATGTCAACGCTCAAGTCGAGGGACTAGGCGATTTAGCTTCGATAGACGATTGCCCAGAAGAATACCTGCCTTTATTGGCTAATTTAATTGGCTGGAAATTGTATGGTAGGAATGCGGAGTCCTGGAGAAACCAGCTAAAAAATGCACCTAGTATTTATAGAAAAAAGGGTACGAAGCAAGGCATAATAGATTCTTTAAACTCTGTTATCCCACAGAACCCAATTAATTCAAGTGGTGCTATCACTGAACTTTATGAGTCTTATCTTCCAAATTTAATTTACTATTGCTTGGCAACAGGATCAAATCTTTTTGATTTCGATACTTATACTCAGGAAGTAGCCTTCTCTCACGGAGCGGATGTCTATAGCCCAACAGATAAGGATTACAATATTCGTGTTGCTGTTGATAATATTTTAAGATATTTAGTCGAGGAGAAGGCTGATAATTTTATTGTGCAAAATGAAGCCTTTAGAGTTACACGGCTAGTCACAGGAAAGGCTTGGTTTGGACCCGTTATTGAAATTGCTGCCAATGTATGGACAACAGCAGTATACGGAGATCAGGGTGAAGTTCTTTATGATCCAAAGAGCGCCGTAGACGTTGATATTCTTGCTGACCCTAACTTTGTATTTAATTACAGAAACAGAGATTTTGTTCTTCCACCTTGGGAAGAAGAGAAGTTTTACTCTAATTGTGTAATAGATGATTCTCTTCTCGCTACACTAAAAACCCTACTGAAGAGCTTTTGTGTTAAGGTTACTTTAATAGATTCTCTTATCGAATATGCTAGGGATTTTGTTATCAAGGGTAGCACTAACACTGATTTATACATCGGAAACTCCTTTATATTCTATACCTCTGGGCAGCACTATCCTCCAAATCAGGCAGAGGTTTTTGGTCAATACAAAGAGGACTTATACGACTACTTAACCCTGTGGAATGGTAAATCATCCTTATTTGATTTTACTGTAAGTGGAGGAAACTTTGATGCGGATGTTTTTCAAGATGCATCAGGAAGACACACAACAAATGATATCCTACAGTCACTAAGGATTGTAGACGATATGGCTCCTGCAAAGGCGATACCTAGGGTTAGGTTTACTAAAGCCGCAGCAGAGAGTGCTTCTGGAGCGGACTTCGCATGTCCTTCGGTTAGAGTTGGTTTCACAAACTACGGAACTTCAAATGCAGAGGTTTGTGGTGTTTATAGTAGAGGACGATACGGAGGACACGGTAGTGAAATTTACCCTGACTTCACGGATAACCTTAAGAGAACCTGGACATCCCACAAAGATAAATCAACATTCAAACGATCACAGTTTAATTATCGAGGAGGTCAGTCCCTTTACGCCAGTTCAATTTTTGCTACCGATCAAGTTGTTCCTGTGGCGAGTGGAGTAGGTAGATTCTCCTTAAGAAGAAGAAACTTTTACAACGCCCTAGATCAAAAAGAATGGTTTAACCGATCAGGAAACAACATGCCTAGTTTCTACAATGCTTTAGGTAATGTGACAACTTCTAATGCCATCTTTGATTTTGTAAAACTAGGTTTCACTCCAAGCTCTATGGGGTTTGCGCCACCAACACCAGAAAACCTGTCAGGAGTCTACAGGCTTGATTGTAGCGGAAGCCTGTCTACCATACCCGATGTTTATTTTGGAGTTGCCTCAAAAAATACTTTCTTATGTAGATCTCACGACACACTTAACTTCTCGTCTTGTGATAATTATGTTAGAAGAGATAGAATTCCAGAAGAAGTTAAGCTGTTCTTCGATATTCACGAAGAAAAAAAGAGGAGCATAGCTAGAAACATAGTAACTTCTAATCGTAATGCTTTAGCTGCATCAGCAAGTTGGGTAAACTTTGAAAATAGCTTTGCTAATACTATTGAAGATACGGGGTATGAAAAGTATTATTCTCAAACCTTAAATAGACGTTCTATAAATCAAAAAGGAACAAACTATATTTACAATACTTATGCCACTTACTTTAGT